AAGAGACAGATGGACACATGACGCATGTGGATCAAACCCTGGTAACAGTGACATCATTAAATTTCGCTACATTTAAAAAAGGAGAAGTGGATGTTTAATATAATAGCCGCAATGATGAGTCTTACAAATTCAGGTAACAAACCTGCACCATCGGAAAAGTCACAGCGAACCACTAAACAGGTTGAACTTTTAAGAGTGTCAGCACAGTTAAAGCGTGATGTTCGTGCAAAGAAATTGAACCGTGATCATGGTGGTTGTATCGCGTTTAACCCTTGTTATAAAGTCGGTAAACCGTCACAAAAGTTTTTCAAGTATCGTGAAATCCGCACTCATTCTTTCAAACATAATTTACTTATGATACCTATTCACGATTAAAATTAAAAAGTAGATTCACAGTTAATAAAAAACCCGCTTCAGCGGGTTTCCTTGTTACTTTTAACCGTAGGGTTGCCAAACGGTCACACCATTCAATTTACAAAGATCAACCATTGACTGAGTACCGCGCCCGCCTGGGAACGCAACACAGTAGTCAGGTTTCAATAGCAACATTGCAGAGTTACGTTTAAACCCTGCAGATTTACCGTAGTATTCCCACAACGCTTTCACTTCAGCAACATGAACACCCTTGTGCATTGCCCAAACAGCTGCCCAGTTATCTGCACCCTTTGCGCCACCTTGAATGATAATACTCGGTGTGGTTGGTAACATGTTCAATGCAGTATTAATGTCTTCTATCTCGTTGTAATCACGACCACCGCAAACTAAAACATTCATCTTAATTTACCGCCTGTAGTTGCACTGCACCGCGTACTTCTTTCAACTGACGTTCATACTCGCGGTACAATTCTTTACCGTTCATATTGGTGTACTTTTCGTGGTTACGAATCACCCAGAATCGCACACGTTCACCCAGTCTAAACGTTTCAATCTTGCGTGCTGTGCTGACATCCTTCAGCACCATACCGACTTTAATCGCGGTGAAATACTTACCTTCAGTGTACATATCATGTTCAGCGATTAACTGACCAGCTTTCAGCGTGTCGCTCATATCCTGTGCAGTTAACACATCAGCACGGAAGCAACCATGCTGTCTACGGATGAATGACTCAACTGTTTGTTGCGCCGGTGACTTTGATGCTTCTTTAATGTCACGTAAAAATTCAGTCATTGGTGGTGCCGTGTCAGGGTTGAACTGACTTAGATCAACTTGGTTCAAATAATTGATAACGTGACGCCAACCGTCATTTTTCATCCAGTCCCAACGGTCCTGCCAATATTTAACCCATTCAGGTAGCATGTTGTCGTGTTCATCACGTGTCACCAGGTCAGACCATAGCGCGAAAATTCGACGACTGGCGCCATTCAATCGAATCGGTAACTGACTGTTTGTAGTCATAGTGCAACACACAATGTTTCTGATTTTAATCGGCTTAATGTTCTTTTGGTTGATGCGCAACGTTTCCGGTGGTCGTGCTGCTAACGGCTTCAGTTTGTTTGAAATCGCAACAGCCTCACGCCGGTCACCGAGTTCAGTTTCATTGATGTTCAGGTACTTGGTTGACAGTAAGTAATCCTGGTAATCACTCAACAATTCTTCACCGCTAATGGTGGTGTGGTTCTCACCCATAGCTTGCGCCAACGGGTAAAGTAGGAAATCTTTACCACAACCTTCAGCACTGCCTAAAAGCAACATGTGGTTAATTTTATTTTCAGGGAAACGTAACGTGTAAGCCATCCATTGAACGATGTGGTCACGGTTACCACCTGCCCAACCTAACGCGGCAAAGTGATCGAACCACCGTGTCACATCACCAGCATCAGCACAGTTTTCAATTTCAATCCAACTGTTCGCATACATCACACCTTTTTCTTCAAAGATGCGTGGTTGGCGTGGTGCATAATCAAGCCTGTCAACTTTCTTAACACGACCTTCCTGTAACGCGATTTTACGTGCTTCACTGTCTTCATGCGCCCAACTATTCTGGAACGCTTCAGCACTGTAAAAAATGCGTGAGCCCCAGTCATAAAACTGGTTCAACTCTTTGATGAACACAATGTCATCGTAAAATTCTGAAGCACCAAGGCTGGCTTCATACCACTTTTTACGCAGTGACTTGATGATGTCTTTAAAGTCAGACTTAGACCATTGCATCAGGTCACACACGGTGTCATGCCAGTGCTTACGATCAATCGCGTCCAGGTCATCGACTTCTTTAAGTATGCGCTGTGACATCGTGCGTGCTTCTTCAGTGGTTGGGCGTTCACGACGTAACGCGTCACACATTAACTGGATCGCGTCGGGTGTTGCTTGAACTGGTTGTTCAGGTGCTGCAGGTGGTTGTTCAGGTGCAGCCATGAAGCTGATTTCTGGTTCGACTGGTGCAGGTGCAGCCATGAAGCTGATTTCTGGTTCGACTGGTGCCATGAAGCTGATTTCTGGTTTTCTTTCATTTTGTTGACTCAAATCAAATGATCGTAACAGTTGCCAATTTTTTAACTGAACTTTAAACCCGCTGATTTCTTCATCAAGATAATTCAGTAAATGGGCGCCAGTTCTGTGTTGGCACGCACCATGGTGACATTTAAACCCAATCGTACCATCACCATTGGTGAAGATTGCTGCACCACTATCATCTTCACCAGTGTGTTCAACAACCCACGGGCACGTAACATCGAACCGGCCATCAGACCTGATTTCTTTAATGTGCAGTGTGTCGGGTACGTTCACCAGTGGATGATTATCGATAGCAGCTGCACCATCAACACGTGCGTCACGTCGTACTGCAGTCAGATCAACGTGGAAAGGTGCAGCAAGTTGTTCAAGTGTGACGCGGTTCTGGGGTTCCCACAGTGTCATTTGACACTTGAACGGTTGACCGTTAACCATTTTACTTGCTTTCGTGTTGTACCCGTCAGGTAGGCGCACGTAACGTGTGACACCTCTTTGCCCAGGGTCTTTTCCTGATGGTGCTAGTTCACTTGATATTAAACCGTCGTTCAAATTGTCAATTTTTGATGCGGTTGTGCATGGTTTATCTAAAATGTAACCCCACTGGAATGACCCCGGTGAAGTTTCCAGAATCCATGACGGTTGTGGTAATTTTCGTGCTGCATCTTCACTTAGTTTTTCTCTAACATCATCTAACACTAAACAATGAGTTTGCCGATACAACGCTTTACGTCTTCTGGCTTGCTGTTTGTCATCAGCGTAAAACGTACTAATTGTAAAATATTGGTTTGTACCAGGTTGTAATTGTAATCTTGAAAAGTAGTCACCTTTCCATGCAATTAAATGTTTATCGTTTGGTATATTGCCAGGGTCGTAAGGGAAACTTGTAACGTGACACCACGGTGAATCTTCACCGAAAATTGCTTCAATGAATTCCTTGTTTGTTACATTAATCATAATGGTCTTACACTCCCGTGATTTTTATGAAAATTATGTTCACGTTCTGCTTTCAATCTAGCTTCTTTGGCTTCTTCTAATGTTTTAAATTGACCAATGTAACCTCGCTTGTCATTAACTTTTATTGACGCTTGCCAACGTTTATCTTTCTTATTCCAATACACACCTGGCACACCACTTTTATTATCAACTCTCAACCTCATGTTTCGGTTATTATTAACGTGGTCAACTTCACGTAAGTTACACCACCTGTTATCTGTACCATCACCATTGATGTGGTCGCAAATCACGCCAGGCATTAGACCGTTCATATATAAAAAAGCTAACCGATGGGCTCGGTATTTCTTACCGTTTATACTTATTATTATGTATGTTTTACCGTCGTTTTTACGCGGTGTACCTGCCACACTGCCGATTTCACGATTCGGCTTTTTAACCAACCATGTGAATTCACCAGAGTCGGGGTTGTAGTGCAGGGCTTCTTTAAGTTCCTGTTCAGTTATCATATTCGTTCCGCCGATTGTTTGTCACAATATTCAATTGAATCACAGTGGTTTGTACCATACAAGGAATTCAATACATTGCACTGTAATCAGTTTCATAAAATATGTCAAACAAAGTGTTGACAAGTGTAACAACGTCATACTATATTTCGCACCGTCAACGGAAAAACGGTGAGAACATGGTAGACGAAACCAACAAGGACAATTTAGATGACACTCTATCTATCCGAGTGAATTCAAAAGAATTGTCAATTTTCAAACGCAAATCAGAACGTGTGACCGGGAAGCCTTACCAGCTTTTCTTGCGCGAACTGATGTCAGCGTTCAACGATGGTCGTATCACGATCATTGCAACTGAAGAACAGAAACGTGAACTAAAGGACCTTTACAAATGAGCCTAGAAAACGAACTAAAGAAGAACACTGAAGCAATGGTTGCACTGACTGCAGCGTTGCAATCAGCTGGTATCACACCAGTGGCTGCACCTGCTCCAGTGGCTGCACCTGCTCCAGTAGCCGCACCAGCACCAGTAGCTGCACCTGCCCCAGTAGCTGCACCTGCCCCAGTAGCTGCACCTGCTCCAGTAGCCGCACCAGCACCAGTGGTTGCACCAGTCGAAATGTCACCTGAAGATTTGAACACAGCTTTAGTTGAAC